GAGACAATTACTGCTAGTTCTCCTGGATCTCCCACAGCAATTGTTGGAGTTAGTGGAAATGTGAAACCAACTACCTCCAATGCGATGGGGTTTGGTACGGCAGTTACTGTAAACGAAGGTATATATTTTATTAATGGGTCTTTAGTTAAGACCGATTCGCAAACAATTATTCTCGAAAAATTTAACAACACTCCAACTTATAAAGTTGGTTTCATTGTATCTGAACAACTGACAACTCCAGAGGAAGATCTTTCCCTTCTGGACAATGCACAGGGATATTCTAACTTTGCTGCTCCTGGAGCACATAGACTCAAGATTGGACTTACATTAGTTTCAAGACCAATTGATGCACCTGATCAAAGAGATTTTGTGCAATTACTTCAAATTATGAATGGTATTTCTACTGCAACTGTAGAAGTATCTAATACCAATGGTCTTATTGAAGATATTCTTGCAAGAAGAACATTTGATGAGTCTGGTGATTATGTAGTAAGAGAATTTTTACTCAGTCTCAAAGAAAGTCTCGCAAGTATTAATAATAATGGTGTATATACTGCCACTCAAGGAGGTTCTGCTGATAAATTCGTAGCAGTCGTTGAACCAGGCAAGGCATATGTCAAAGGATATGAGATTGAAACAACCTCAACTAGATATATTCAAATTGATAAAGCTAGAGATACACAAACACAAGAAAATAATTCAATTAGTGCGTCAGAGGGATCTAATTATACAGTAAAGAATTTACTTTCATTCCCCGATGTTGAAAGTAGATCAGAAAATGTTACTGGTTTGGGTCTTGTTAGTACAAATGCAAATCAAGAGGTAATCTTGTATGACAGATATACAGATACTGAATTTGGTGATACCGCAAAAAATCTTGATTCCACTCCACCAGAAACTGATTCGTATTTTATTTTCACAGTTTCAGGTCTCTCCTCAACTACAAACCCAGTAACTGCTGGTGGCGGCACCACGTCATGGAGCTTGTCAGGTCAAATTGGCACTGCTTTTGCTTATCACATTAACGAATCACAGAACAAATCTTTTGTGGTATGTAAACGCACCACTGGTAGTGGAGCATTTGCTATTGGTGGGACTATTACGATTGGATCAGTCACAGGAACTGTGATGTCGGCAGAAAGAGTCACAACTCCTAAAATTGGCATTGGCAAAACAAGATCTTTTTCATATCTTAGTGGAAATTCAGCAAACGGTGCATATGATAAAGATTGTTTGTTTAGACATGGTTTATTTGGTTTAGAGTATTTTGTAAGAATTAAATGTAAAGATCCACTAAACTTCTCTCTAGGTAAATTCATCACTGGACAAACTAGTGGTGCTAGAGGTATTGTAGAGGATCTTGTTGCAGATTCTAGAGAATTAATTCTTTCCAGAGTTCTCGGAGAGTTTAAAGAAGGAGAAACCCTTGTATCCGAACAAGATGGTGCATCAACTCCTTTCAACTTCATTGAAACAGAAGGAACTATTTCAGAATTTAAAATTCAAAATTTTGGATCAGCATATGTTGACGCTGCTGATATCACTGCCGTTAATATTAACGGCGTAAATCAACTTACTGCAATTGGCACATCAAATATTACTGTAACAAATAACGAACTCAAAGTTATTACACTTGAAGATGATGCGCGAGAGACAATTGGTAAATTCAATACAGCTCCCGAAATTCAGATTGTTGCAACAGCAGGTTCTGGAGCTGTGGTTACTCCGGTCATGAACTACAAAAATATTGTATCTTACAATTCATCTTTCGTTAAGAGTTTCTATGGAACTACCACAGGAAATCCTTTTGCTGGTGACATTGCTTCAGTAGAATCATCATTTGCTGTTGCAGGTGGAGCAACTTTCAGTGCCGCTGAAGGCGATTATTTCATTACTGCAGACAACCTTGGAACGAGACCAGATCTTGATTTAGTTAATGGTGATATTATTTCTGTTATTGATAATGCTGGACGCAATAGAAAATACATTGTCAAATTTGCGTGTATTGACGGAACTGCTACCACATCAAGAATTTTCGTATATGGTGAAGTATTATCTACTTTCACTACCAAGAGTATTCAGAGGAAGCGTTCTAAGTTGTCTGGAGTCGCCTCTAATACACTTTTATATCCACTCCCCAATAAAAACGTTAAGACTCAGGTCTTAGACCCCAATAACACCAATATCAATTATACTGTAGCTAGAGAATTTTTAGGTAATTTTGACTCCAACTCCTTAGCGACTGTAAGTGTTGGAACTAATGAGCAGTTCCTCGGATATTCTGCTGGTGATTATGTTATGTCTAATCCCACCAGCGGAAATCTTCTTGATATTTCTGGAAAGGTTACAGTAGGTGCTAATGGTTCAAGCATCAACATTGATATGAGTAGTTTTACTGGGTTTGCAAATACACCATTTAAACTTATTGCTCCTATAAGAAAAACTGACACTTCACCAAAAACTAAAGTTCTCAAATCTGATGTAGAGTCAAATATTGCAACTGGATTTAATGATCCTGTAATTCCTCTTGAGTATGCTGATGGTTATCAACTGAAAGCAGTTTATATGTCATCAACAACACAACCTGCAGCTAATACTGATGTTGAGATTACTGATAGATTTACATTTGATGGTGGTCAAAGAGATACACATTATGATCTTGCAAGACTTATTTTAAAACCAGGCGAAATTGCACCAACAAATCAACTATTAGTTGTTTATGATTATTTTGATCATATTGGTGGCGTCGGTACTGGTAATTCTGGTAGTGGTTATTTTACTGTTGACTCTTATACTGGAATTGATTATGGGGACATTCCTAATTTCGATTCCTCAGTATATGGAAAAATTTCTCTAAGAGATGTTGTTGATTTCAGACCAAGAGTATCTGATTTTACTGGTGTTAATACAGCAACAGTTCTTCCTGGATATAGTGATGCACGAACGATTGATGCCCTGAAATTTAATGGGACAGGAGCATCTTCTGCACCTCTACCTATTTCTGGAACTGCATTTGAATCTAGTTATGAATTCTATTTGAATAGAATTGATTCAATTTATATTTCTAAATCTGGTAACTTTGTTGTTGCTAAGGGAACTCCTTCTCTTAATCCACAAGTTCCAGAGGAAATTTCTGATGGAATTTTATTGTATCATGTAAATATTCCAGCATATACTTATAAGTTATCTGATATTACTACCAAGAGTTTTGATAATCGCCGCTTTACAATGCGCGATATCGGTAAACTTGAGAAGAGAATCGAAAAACTTGAATATTATACTGTACTGAGTCTCCTTGAGCAGGATACATTCAACACTCAGGTCAGAGATGAATTTGGAAATGATAGATTCAAAAATGGTATTCTTGTAGATAATTTTGAAGGTCATGGAGTAGGAAATAGTTCGTCTATAGACTATAGGTGTTCCATTGACACACAAACTGGTGTTCTTAGACCAAGTTTTGCTTCTTCTCAAACTAAACTTGAAGAGAGTAATATCACTGATCCACAAAGAACCGCAAGTGGATATATTAAGAGTGGTGATTTAATTACACTTCCATTTACTGAGCAGAGTACTGTAGAAAATAAGTATTCAACAAAAACTATCACTCTGAATAAAGGTAAGACATCCAAGTATTCTGGGATGATGACGTTAGATCCTGATATTGATGAATGGAAAGATACTACATTATCTCCTGAATTAATTGTTAATGAAAATTCAGTATTTGATGTTATTAAAAATGATAATAATGCTTGGGGAAGTTTTTGGAATGAATGGCAGATCTCCTGGACTGGAACTCCGACATATACACTGAATAATTCTACTAATACTACTAGTTCACAATTTGCTGGTGATCCTAATTTAGTAATTAAAGGAAAAACTAGAACTAGAAGTAGAAATGGTACACAAAACAGACTGACACCTTATGGTGCATCTTCTGCCGACAAAGGTCAAAGAGTTGTTTCTAAACCATATGTTCCTTATATTAGAACTAGACTTGTAAAATTTGTTACAAAAGGTCTTGAACCAGATACTCAACTTTATGCTTTCTTTGATGGCATTAGTGTTTCTTCGTGGGTTAACCCAGATGATGTTACTAGCACGACCACTCCATTTACTGGAAAGGCTGGTTATGCTGAGAAAGGTTTTGGTGAAAAAATTGTTACAGATAGCAAGGGTAATATCAGTGGTTTCTTCTTGATTCCAAACGGATTTGCACCCAGAAAAGGAAGGAAGACTTTAGATCTTGTCAATTCTCCCAATTCATTCTATGATAATGCTAGCACTAAGAGATCTTTTGTTGCTGGTACTAAATCATTAAGATTAAGTTCTAGTTCTACCAACTCTAGTAATTCTAGTAATGTAGTTACGTTTGCCGAAGCAGTATATACTGTAAGTGGTCTTCCTGATACATCTACTACATCAATTCAATCTACAAGAGTCCCCTATATCAACAGAAGATCTACCACAAACTCCGACACAGTTCAATATATCGGAAGTTCTTTGGTTAATGTAAATCAAACTGGTTTATTGGATCCTGTCGCACAAACTTTTAGAGTTTCTGGGTTTGATGGGGGAATGTTTGCATCGAGTGTAGATCTATACTTCAAAACTAAGCAAACTCCTTCAGATACAGATACTGATAGACCAGTAACAGTTTATTTGGTTGATACTAATGGTGGATTGCCAACTAGAAATGTAGTTCCATTTAGTGAATCTACACTCGAATCTGATACTCAACTTAGAATCAAGATCAATACAAATGTTCCATCTGGTGAAACTATCAAAAAAGGAGAAACTATCAAAGGGACAACATCAGGAGCATCAGGAACAGTTAAAGCAGATGTGACAGTTACTACAACTGATACTAGGTATAATTTAATTCTTTCAAATCATAATGGAAAAGAATTTATTTCAGGAGAAGCATTTACTGTAGATAGAGCTCCTGCTATTTCTACAACAACATTTAATGTTGATGAGGATTCTGGTGTTGTTGATAGAATTAAAGTAACAGCATTTGGATCTGGTTATGACAGCTCCACAACATCAATCAATGTTTTTGGTGAAAATGGCGGAACATTTGGTGAAAATTGCACTGCTACTGCCAAAATTTATAATGGAAAAATTTATGAAGTTGAAATGTCAAATAGAGGTTCAAATTACTATACCGCTCCTAACGTCACTATTAATGGTGGTGATGGACAAGCAACGGCAACAGCATTTATTAGGATGACTAATCCTGCTGTTAGAATGGGAGTTTCAACCTCGTCTGATGGCAACACAAAAACTAGATTTAAGTTCCCATCACCAGTGTACCTCCAAAATGATTTAACATATGCATTTGTAGTTACATCTTCATCACCTGATTATGAAATTTACAGTGCTAAGATTGGAGATAAACTTACTGGAAGTTCTGTTATTGCATCTGCCCAATCTAATGTAGGGTCTTTATTCAAATCCCAAAATTCTACAGCATGGTCTGAGGATACTGCAGAGGCAATTAAATTTAATGTAAATAGATGTTTATTTGAGACTAGCTCAACTGCATCAATTGAATTTAAAAATGAAGACCTCGATTTTGTGGACCTTCCAGACAATCCAATAACGGTTGACAATACCGATGGAAGTTCTCAGTTGTTCGGCACCAACCAAAAAGTTATTCGTGTGAGACAACCAAATCATGGAATGAAGGGTGGTGATTTTGTCATTATCAAAAATGTTTCGGGGTCTGGAGCAAATAATTCAATTTATGGAATTCCAGTTACATTGATTAATGGTTTCCACTCCGTTCAAAATGTTGGTCTTGATGATTATTGTATCATGATTGATACTACATTATGGAATGCCGAGAATGTAAACATGACTGGTAGTGGATCTGGTGGTGGTTCTAATGTTATCGCCACAACCAATAAGTTATATCAAATTGCAACACCACAGGTTTCAATGCTGACATTCCCATCATCAGAGGTATCGCAAAATATTAAGACTGCATATGGTAGACCAGTTGATTCTTCTATAACCAATGATTATACTATTTCACCCACATATAATCTGAGTCCTAATGATAACTACTACTTTGAAGAATCTAGAATTATTGCTTCATCTGTAAACGAAGTCTATCGCAATCAAGCTTCGTTGTTGAATGGTAATAAGTCTGTTACATATACTATTTCAATGAGCACAGACCAAGATAATCTTTCTCCTGTTCTTGATGTCAATCGTTGCAACTTGATTACAGCGGCAACAAGAATGGATAATCCAAAAGGAAATGAAGATAGATTTGGTGCTATCTCACAAACATTAGTTCTACCAACAACTTCTGATTTTACTGTATCTACAGTTTCTCCTGATACTGTTGAAGCTGGACAATTTACTGTAACTGGTGTATCTGGAGGATCATTTATCAACACAGTCGATAGTGCTAGTAGATTAACTCAATCTGGATCTGGTGCATCTGCTCAAATTGTAAATGTCAATGGTAATGTACTTGAATTAATTGATATCACAGGAACATTCGTTGACGGACAATCTGTGGCCCAAGGTGCTGTAAGTGCAACTTTGGCAGGCATTACAATCAAGACTGGTATTGTTATTGGATGGGATTCTGGAACTGGAAATCTTAAAGTTAAAGTAATTACAGACGATCTCTTCTCTGAAAATGACAGAATTGATGATACAAATGCAGGAACTTCTCCAGTGACTGCTAGACTCGTCAGTGGTGTTTCTAAGAGTAATGGATTCCTTTATGTTGATGAGACTACATTTAATAGTTCTAGTGCTTCTAAGTACATTACAAAAGAAGTAAGTCTCGATAGTCCCGCAACATCTTTGGATTGTAAATTAACATCTAACTTGTTTAACAATGAAAATGTAAAGGTCTTATTCAAGATTCGTCCAGATGGAAGTTCTGATAACTTCACTGATATTGGATGGCAGTATTTTAATGGTACTGGACTTTCTGATTTTAATTCAAGTATTACTCCAGAGCAAGGTAAATCATTATCGCCATCTGTTGAGGATATGAATTCTTATCTAGAATATGTTTACACTGCAAACAATTTGAAACCATTCTCAGCATTTGCTATCAAGATTGTGTTTGTTGGAAGTAATCCAGCACTTGCTCCACGAATTGAAGATCTCCGCGTAATTGCACACTCATGAGTAAAATAAAAGTTGAAGGTCACAGCAACCTCTATCGGGATCCTGATAGCGGTGCTGTGATTAACTCTAGTCGGGCAGACTATGAGCGTTATATGAAAGCGAAAGCAAATAGAGAAGGGATGGTTTCGGAGATAAATACTTTGAAGCAAGAACTTGATGAAATCAAGCAGTTATTAAAGAAACTTACCAATGGCAATTAGAGAAGTCCTTACAAGCTTTACGTTTGAACAACAGCGCCAGATGATTAACCTCATCGGCACTGATGTTGGTGATGCATCAACTTTATTGACGCCGACGAATGTACTTGTCAGTGGTATCAATGAGATCGTCAATGGTGATGTTGATTTAGTTAACCAGACCCATGGAATGGATGCTGGTTCATTAGCATCTCCAAGTTTATATTGGGATGCTGGTCAAGGTTTTTATAAGGTAGATGCAAATAAGATTGGATTGAGCACTGGTCTTGCCATTGCTGGTAATTTAGAAGTAGACGGAGATATTACATTTAGAGCAGGTGCTGGATCAGGCGGTACTCTGACATTCGGTGATCTCAATACAGACAATATTGTTTTCAATGCAGAACTTACTTCCAGTATTGTCCCAGATAGCACTGCAAATTATAACTTAGGTTCTGTCACTAAACAGTGGAATAATCTTTGGGTTGATGGCACTGCTAGTATTGATACTCTGACAGTTGATGAAAACTCAACATTTACAGGATATCTTCAAGTAGATTCTGGAGACGTTAGAGTTCCTAACACTCAAACTACAGTAGATCTGTTTGATGATTATGCCACAACTGTAGAAGCATTTGGTGCTGGCACTGCGATTCGTCTTGGTGCAACAACGGGAACTCTTACACTCAGAAATCCTACGATTGTCGGATCAGAAACAACACAAAATCTGTTTAATACAGTAGCAACTACGGTTAATGCGTTTGGTGCTGCAACTACGGTTAATATGGGTGTTTCTGGCGGTGGCGGAAATACCAACTTCAACATTCTGAGTGATGACGTTGTTTGTTCTGGTGACCTTAATGTAAACGGTGGCGAGTTACTGTCATCATCTAATACTGTTGATGTATTCATCAATAACACTGTTAATATTGGTAACTCAACTCAATCTGGAAATACTACTATTAATAATGAATTAAAACTTGCATATGATCTTAGCTTTGAGAATGCGACTGGAAATAATGTTATTTCTATTCCAGATGATGAACAAAACGCATTAAGAATTAGAGAAGGTAGCAATGACTATATGCAGTTCAGAACTGATAATGGTAATGAAAGAGTTGTTGTTTGGAAGGATCTATATCTTGTAGGTAACCTTGATGTTTCTGGATCTACCACGACCATTGACACAACCACTCTGGTCGTAGAAGATAAGAATATTGAACTTGGCGCTAGTGCTGCTCCCTCAGATTCCACAGCTGACGGTGGTGGAATCACACTTAAAGCTACGACAGACAAGACGATTACTTACAACAATTCCAATGGCGTATGGGAATCTAATATTGGATTTACGATTAATGGAGTTGTCAGTGACTCAATCGGTCCACTGAGAAAACTTGGATCAAATACGCAATCTGGTGCATATACATTGGTTGCTACTGATGCTGGTAAGTTTGTTGCACAATCATCTAATAGTGCTGCTGTAACAGTACCAAATGGTGTATTTGTGGCAGGTGATATGGTTACTGTTGTAAATCTCACTGCTACCAATATTAATATTGTACAAGGTTCTGGACTTGACTTAAACTTTACTGCTGATGGAACTACTGGCACTAGAACACTGGCACAAAAAGGTGTTTGTACTATCTTATTTGTAAGTTCTGGTACATCGTTTATTTCTGGTTCTGGATTAAGCTAAGGAGGTACTCGGATATGATGCAACAAATTTTTATTGGTCTTAGGGGCGGCGGAACAGAATCTTACTGGTATGCAGTCATAGGCGATTCAAATAGTAATGCAGGTAATGATGTAGCAATTGATAGTGATGGCAATGTGTATACTTCAGGTGGAAGTGATAGTGATATCTTCGTAATCAAACATGATAAAGATGGAACTGAACAATGGCAGAGGAAGATTAATACAAATAGTTCCGAAAAAGTTGGAATCGGATTAGATAGTTCTAATAATGTTTATGTTGTCGGTGATACTGATGTATCTTCTCAAGGTAGTCTTGATTTTCATATTACTAAATTTAACAGTTCAGGAACTGAACAATGGCAACGTGGATTAGGTGGTTCAGGAATTGAACAGTTCTTTGGTCATTCAACAACTGATAGTTCAGGAAATACTTATGGTGTTGGATATACAACTTCATCAGGTCAAGGTAGTTTTGGTCAATACATAGCTAAGTGGAATAGTTCAGGAACTGTACAATGGCAAAGAACTCTATCAATGTCAGGGCAACATACTGGGCGTGATGTAGCACTTGACTCATCAGGAAATGTTTATATGTGTGGGGAATCGGATTTAGGCACACTTAATAATACTAATCTTACTCTTGTCAAATACAACAGTTCAGGAACTCATCAATGGACTCGTTATTTGAGAGGAGGTTCATATGGAGAGGTAGGAGACGCTGTTGCGGTTGATAGTTCTGATAATATTTACGTTTGCGGTAGGACAACTTCAGTAGGTGCTGGCAGTGGTGATTTATTGCTGGTCAAATATAATAGTTCGGGAACAGTTCAGTGGAGACGTACATTAGGTGGAACTGGATATGATGAAGGAAGAGGAGTTGCTGTTGACAGTTCAGATAATATCTATGTTTGTGGAACTACTCGTTCAACATCCAACGGAACTAGGTATATAATGATTGCCAAATATAATAGTTCTGGTACTCTGGATTGGCAAAATACTTTGGGCGGTTCTCTTCAGGATTATGGAGAACATATAAAAGTAGATAGTTCCGATAATATTTACGTTGTCGGAAAAACTCAGTCAACAGGTCAAGGTAATAATGATATATTTGTTGCCAAACTCCCCAATGATGGATCACTAACTGGTACATATGGTTCTCTCACATATGCAGCAAGTACTTTTACTGGATCATCACCTTCATTTACAGAGGGAACGCCAAGTTTGTCTAGTGCTACTGCATCATTAACACCTTTCACTTATACCTTAACAGTATCTACTGGTAATCTTACTTCAACTACCACGACATTATAAATTTCTTGACACACTAAATAAATCGTAGTATAATTATCCTGAACTGAGGAATACCATGGAACCCGCAACTCTTCGTGAGAATTTTACAACCCAATTTGAAAATACTGTCACTGAAATCAAGAATCTTGAAGCACAACTCGTTGCAAAGCGTGAACTTGCACTGAAACTGAAAGGTGCTCTTGAAGCAATTGATATTATGGATCCTCCGCCAGCAACTGAAGAAACTGCTGAGGCAGAACCAGTAGCAGCAGAATAACTTTAAAGACCTTCCTTATAAATAACAAGGAAGGTCTTTTTTAGTACATGTCCGCAATTACAATTAACCTAGTGATAGAGCAGGGTACTGACTTCTCAGCGACCTTTACTATCAAGAATTCAGATGGAGCCTCGGTAAATCTTCTTGGATTTACTGCAGAGGCAAAACTGAAGACTAGTTATTATACCTCAAGTGCTGCAACACCGTTTACAGTTACTTTTGCTGATAGGAGTAAAGGTATTTTAAAAATTAATTTAAGTGATACAGTCACTGCTACCCTGAAACCAAGAAGATATGTTTATGATTTGGTCTTGACTTCTGCGAGTGGAGTAAAGACTAGATTCATTGAAGGAATTGCAACGGTAACACCAGGAGTAACAGTATAGTGGCCAATTACGAAGTAAGTACTACTAACTTTGATGTTACTCAGAATGTTGCCAATGATTATAGCATTGGTCTTAATTATGAAGCTCCATCTAAAGGTGTTCAATATCAGAATTTAATTCTGGATAGTTTAACATCATTATTTGATGGTAGTAGAACAGTATTTCCACTAACAGTTAGTGGAGATGCTTATGAAGCATTGAATGATCAGCAATTGATCATCTCTATGGATAATGTTATTTTAGAACCAGGAGTTGGTTATACCGTATCTGGTGATCAAATTACATTCGCAACTCCTCCTGCTAGTTCAAGTGTTCCTTTCTTTGGTGTAGCATTAGCAAATACTGCTGATTTAACTAGAACTATCAACTATGTTGTTGACAATGGTTCTAGACCAATGACTATTGGAAACAAAGGTTATCTAACCATTGATGTGACTGGAAATATTCAGTCGTTTATATTATTGGCAGATAACATCGGAACATTAGAACTTGATATTAGAAAATGTAATTTTGATGATTTTCCTGCTGGAGCTTCAATTTGTGGCAACAGCAGACCCGAACTAAATAATGAAGTAAAAAAATCTGACATTACCTTAACTGGATGGACAAAGCAGTTAAATGCTGGTGACATCCTACAGTATGAGGTGATAAATGTTTCTACATCACTCAAAAAATTTGCTATCGCTTTGAAAGTAAATTTATAAATATAAACAGATAACTCAAACGTCCTTGGAGGATCATTTTAAATGGCACTTTTAG